AGAGATGTATATTCACTTAGTGTTGGTGGAGATAATACATATATTGTTGATGGACACATTGTTCATAATAAGTAAAGGAAATAAAAAATGCCAAGTCATACATTTAATACAGTAGCAGGAACAACCGCAACAGGTGGAACTGGTGGTGGTAGTGCTGGTGTTACTAGTAATGTAATTACAAACCTTGTTGCCGATTCTAACGAAGGATCTGGATTTGTTCACAACCAAGTTGTTAATGGCGGCAGCTCAGCTAACGCTAAGACGAGATGGGGTTTAAATTATTATGTTACCGGAACTGCGGGATTAAGATTAGTTGCTACTGATGATAGTCAAGCAACTGGAACTGGTTCTGGTGCTACTCGCTTTGACTATGCTTACGCAAGAGGACCTAACTCAACAAGTAATGCGCAAACAACATATAACGACCAGACTGGAGGTGTCACATCCAATAGTGGCAGCACAGGCGCTTACGAATGGAGACAAACAGAGTTTACTGATGGTGAAGGATTTACAGAAACAAGACTAGATGTTATATGGAATAGCACTACTGTATATACACAAATATTTTGGTTGAACCAAACTGAAGTGGTGGGTTCTGACGGATTCACATATACAAGAGGTTCTTTTTTTGCTAACACCGGGACTGGTATAACACGGTATGGATTAACTCGAAGCAATCCAGGAAAAATAATCTACACAAATAATACTACAAGTGGAAATATTACTGGTATAAAAATGAAGTTGACGATTAACAATGTTTCAGAGCCAGCCAGTGGCAATATTGCTGCGTTGCGTAGCTTGACTAATGCGGCTGGAGGAAATATTGGTCCCATTACAAGTACCGGCACTTATGACAGTGGATGGTTAACAAGTGGCATGGGTACTGGATTAACTGTAGTGTGTAATCAGGTGCCAAATATTGCTGGGAGTTCACTTGGTAATTGCACGTACTTATTTCAAGGAGTAGGAGAACTGTGGGCAAGGGCAAGTGGTGTAAGTGATACAAAAGTAAAAGATTTTCTATTTAGTATGACTACAATTATAACCTTATAGTATAGTAAATAAATAATATAAACAATAGAGTAAATTAAAATGGCACAACCAACAACAAGACAAGAATTCAAGGACTGGGTACTTCGCAAGTTAGGCGCACCTGTCATTGATATTAATGTGTCAGATGAACAGATAGACGACCGTGTTGATGAAGCTATAGATTTCTGGAGAGACTATCATTTTAATGGAAGTCAGTTAGTTTATCTTAAACACCAAATTACTCAAACTGATAAAGATAATGGTTATGTAACTTTACCTACAACGATACTTGGTATATCAGGCATCTTTAATATGCAGTCAAGTATTTCTACAGGCGGTGGCATATTTAATGTTCAGTACCAATTTGTTCTAAATAATCTCGAAGACATTACTGGTTATAATATCACAAACTATTTTATGTCAATGCAACATATGGAATTCTTACAAGAAATGCTTGTTGGAAAACCAATGATCCGTTATAATAAACATGTAAATAAATTATGGATTGATTCTGGGACAGACACAATGCCTGTCGGTGAATATATTATTATTGAGGCGTATGATGTAATTGACGGAACAACATATGCAGATGTATGGGGTGATCGTTTCTTACAAAATTACGCATCTGCGTTAATTAAAGAACAGTGGGGATCGAACCTAACAAAATTTACAGGTATGCAACTTGTTGGCGGAGTATCTTTCAACGGAGAACAGATACTTGCTGATGCCAGAGAAGAAAGGAAAATAATGGAGGAAGAAGCAATACAGAATCTGCAACCTCTTTCCTATGGATTTATTGGATAAGCTAAATGGCTACGAATACATTCTTTAATAATTATGCTCAAGTCCAAGAACAATCTTTAATTGACGATTTAGTTATTGAGTCAATTAAGATTTATGGTGTTGATGTCATTTATATTAGTAGAGCAATTAAAGGTCGAGATAAGATCTTTAACGAAGATGACTTTCCAGAATACAACGAAACATTTGAATTTGAAACTTATGTTAAGAGTATGGAAGGTTTTGAAGGAGAAGGCGATTTCTTATCTAAGTTTGGTTTAGAAATAAGAGATACATTAACGCTTACAGTTGCGAATAGAACATTTGAAAGACACGTAACTCGAGAAGTTGTTGAACTCACTCGACCAAGAGAAGGCGATTTAATTTACTTCCCTTTAAACGAAAAGATGTTTGAAATTAAATATGTTGAACATGAAAGCATATTTTATCAAATGGGACAAACACAAGTATATGATATGCAATGCGAATTATTAGAATATTCAAATCAAAGGTTTAATACCGGTCGTACGAATATTGATGGTTACTTTGCTGCATATAATACAGACATAATTGTTGATGCAAATAATGCAACGTTGTCGGCACTTGCTGCAACTGATGATAACTCAATGAATCTTGACTTTGAAATAGAAGCCGATGGTATTATTGATTTCTCAGAGGTAGATCCTTTCAGTGAAAACATATCTATAAGTGATACCTAATGGCAATAGCAAATTATTTTTATAATTCTACGATTCGCAAATATGTTGCTTTATTTGGTACATATTTTAATCAATTAGAAGTTCGCAGAACAAGTACTGATGGGACTCTTAATCAGAGACAGATAGTACCTATTTCTTATGGACCATATCAAAAGATTTTAGCAAGACTTGAACAAGATCCTACATTACAAGGCGGAGCAACGCAAGACGCATTTGGAAAGCCAACTGCAGGACAACCATTCGCAATGACATTGCCTCGTATGGCTTTTGAATTAAATAGTTTTACATATGACGCAGAACGAAAAGTTGCACCAACAAGAAAATTAAGAAAGACCGCTGTAGATGTAGATAACGGCGGCAGACGATTTGTATATTCAGGAACTCCATATAATATGGGATTCAGTTTATACATCATGGCAAAATATAACGAAGACGCGGTTAAATGTTTAGAACAAATATTACCGTTCTTTAATCCAGAATTTACAAGCACTGTGAATCTGATACCAGGATTAGAAGCAATTGATATCCCTCTCATATTAAATGACGTGGCGTCAGAAGATCTTTATGAAGAAGCATTTACGCAAAGAAGAAGTATACTATATACATTAAACTTTACAATGAAAGGTTGGTTCTTTGGTCCTGAGAAGGATAAGGCAGTTATTAAGTTTGTTGATGCAAGATTGGCAACTGATACGCCAGCTGATACAGAGTTTGAAACATTCCAAACTGGACAACCAGGTTCTACAGTAAATAATGTAGCAACCACTGATATAACACAAACTATTGATTATAGCTTGATTGAATTTGACGACAACTGGGCATACTTGGGGCAAAGCTCTGATACAGAACCTAGTTAAGAAGGAACATTTATTATGAAGATTGGATTTACTTGTAGCAGCTTTGACCTGCTTCATGCTGGGCACGTTCAGATGCTAAGAGAAGCAAAAGAACAATGTGATTATTTAATTGTAGGATTACAAATGGATCCTGCTGTAGATCGTCCTAAAGAAAAGAATCAACCAATTCAAACAATTGTTGAAAGATACAGTCAACTTAAAGCGGTGAGTTACGTTGACGAAATTATTCCTTATTCAACAGAACAAGATCTTGAAGATATACTTGAACTGTATACAATTAATGTTCGTATCTTAGGTGAAGAGTATAGAGATAAAGAATTTACAGGAAAGGATATTTGTCGTAAACGCGATATTGAACTTTTCTTTAATAAACGTGATCATCGGTTTAGTACATCAATGCTTCGTCAAAGTTGCGCTTGGGTAAACAAAGATGGTGACTGGAAGGTTATGGATAAATAATATCATGAATGAAGATACTATAGCGCAAAAGTTAAATATGAGACCACTCCAAGATACTCAAGAAGGTTTGGATAAATTAGATGTGAAAGTATCTGACTTACCAGTTAACTCTTTTTCAACAAACGAAGTCGCAATGGACGGGGAACTGCAGAAAAGTGTAGATTCTTTAAAGAATTTGCCGCAAGAAAGTGTAGCCGGCCTACCAGCTGTTATGAGTGATACTGCCAAAGAGAATTTAAAAGATATTGAATTGGCTAAAGCGAATATCGAAAACATTATTAATCTCGGTGACGACGCTGTTAGAGAAATGACTGAGATCGCAAAACAGTCTGAATCTCCTCGAGCATTTGAAGTTGTATCTACTTTAATGAAAACATTACTTGACGCAAACAAAGATTACGTTGAGATGTCAACAAAGAGAAGATACGCTAAAGAAGAAGATCCTTCGGCTGATAAGAGTACAAACGTTACAAATAATAACCTTATTGTATCAACGGCTGATTTACTGAAAATGATTAAAGGCGAAGATAAGTAATGGATCGTGGCTACTTAGGCAACTCATATCTTAAAAAGATTGGAGAACAGATAGAATTTACTCCTGAGATGCTTCAAGAATATATGAAGTGTGCTGATGACCCAGTTTATTTTGCAGAGCAATATATTAAGATTGTGCATGTTGACCATGGATTAATTCCAATGGACATGTATGACTATCAAAAAGATATTACACGTAAGATTACTGACTCAAGAAGAGTTGCAGTATTAACATCAAGGCAGGCTGGTAAAACAACTACAGCAGTAGCCGTTATATTACACTACATCCTCTTTAATGAATTCAAGACTGTAGCCATATTGGCAAACAAAGGAGATGCTGCTCGAGAGGTTCTAGGCCGAGTTCAGTTAGCTTATGAAGCATTACCTAAGTGGATGCAGCAAGGTATTGAAGAATGGAATAAAGGTAACATCACGTTAGAGAATGGTTGTAAGATCTATGCAGGTACTACAACATCTTCTGCTATTCGTGGTAAATCTATATCCTTTCTATATCTCGATGAGGTTGCGTTTATTGAAGGATTTGATGAATTCTTTGCTTCTGTATATCCAACAATATCATCTGGTAAAACAACAAAATTATTAATGACCTCTACTCCTAATGGATTGAATCATTTTTGGAAAACCTGTAAAGGTGCTAAAGAAGGTACAAACGGTTATGAATACGTTGAGGTTATGTGGTACGATGTACCTGGTCGAGATGATGCATGGAAAGATGAAACTCTCGAAGCGTTAGATTTCGATAACGAAAAATTTAATCAAGAATACTGTTGTCAGTTCTTAGGAAGCTCAGGTACACTAATAAGCGGTGCCAAACTCAAAGAACTTGCGCCGTCTAGGCCATTACATGAGGCTGAAGGTATTACACAATATGAAGCAGTACAACAAGAACGTTCATATGTAATGGTAGTTGATGTATCGAGAGGTAAAGGACTCGATTATTCTGCTTTTAATATAATTGATACAACGGAAATGCCATACAAACAAGTATGTGTATACAAAGATAATACCATAAGTCCGGTAGACTTTGCCTCCGTTATATATAGAATAGGGCTGATGTACAATGAGAGTGCAGTGTTAATTGAAATTAACGATATTGGTGAACAAGTTGCCGATATACTCTTTATGGATTACGGCTATGAAAATCTTCTCTTTACTGAAAACCACGGCAGAGCCGGGAAACAAGTATCAAATTTTGGAGGGAAGAGATCAGATCATGGAATACGAACAACCAAAAGCGTAAAATCAAAAGGTTGTTCTATATTGAAACTATTAATTGAACAAAATCAGTTAATAATACAAGATTATAACACAATACAGGAGTTATCACGATTTAGTAAAAAAGCAAATTCATACGAAGCAGAGTCAGGTCATAATGATGATTTGGTAATGACCTTGGTATTATTTGCATGGTTATCAGACCAACGATTCTTTAGGGAATTAACAGACATCAATACCTTAGCGGCATTGAAAGAAAAAACAGAACAACAGCTTGACGAAGAATTATTACCGTTCGGCTTTATAGATACTGGAGACGATATCCCTGACGAACAGGGGTGGATCACGTATCGGACTGATAGCAGTAGTTTTTAGATATAGAAACTTTTATAAATAAAACTGTGATAACTATTAATTAGTAACAAAAGATTTAATTAGATAATATTAAAGGAGAATAATATGGCTTTTTCCGTAAGTCCTTCCGTAATTGTTAGAGAGGTGGACGCATCAGCATCGGTTCCTGCCATCGCGACACCACCTGCAGCAATGGCCGGTGTGTTTAGATGGGGTCCTGTAGGTGAAGCAGTTCTCGTTTCTTCAGAGAATGAATTAGTTTCAAGGTTTGGTACTCCAGGCGCTGATAACTATGAAACATTTTTTGTTGGAGCAGATTACCTTTCATACGCAAATGCATTATATGTAGCAAGAGTTGATAACGGGGCAGTCACTGCTTCTTCAACCGATATTCAGAGATATGCAAATAACGACATTAACCCAACATTTACTACGTACGGAGCATTCGATGCCTTGTACCCAGGTGCATTAGGTAATTCATTAGAAATAGCATATGTTAAGGGTAGCAACTTTACCAATACAGAAATTACAGTAGGAGAAATTCCTACTACGAGAATTACTGGCAGCCCAGCACAGCAAGCAACATCTCAAACAGTTAGTTTTAACTCAGCAAATGTTGCATTCGAAGTCCTACCAGCAAACGAAATAACAACAATAGAAAGCGGTGATATCATTACTATCGGTAACGATTCAGTAGGATATCAAGAAATTGTTGTTAATACAGTAACCAAACAAGCAAGAGATTCCTTGGGAGAGCCAACAGCTAATAATGTTTTGACTACTGCAATTCATCATACATTATCTTTAGGTGGTAAATACCTATTGCCTGAAACTAATTTAAATAAGCTTTCCATTACAAGAAAATGGGCTTATGGCAATTTATTCGGAAAAGCACCTGCAGCTGCAAACTATCATATTGCAGTTCTTGATGCAGATGGCAAAATCAGTGGTACAGCTGGATCGGTATTAGAATTATACAGCGATGTATCAGTTAGCCCAACGGCTAAGCTACCAAGTGGTAAAACAAATTACTACAAAGAAGCAATTGAACAAGAATCTTCGTGGGTTAAGGTAGCGAATACCGCTCACTTTGAAGCTTCTGCTCAGGCAAGTACATATGAAAGATTAGGTACTAACTTGGGTGTTTCAGGTAATACTGATATTACAAGTTCAAACGTCGGTACAGACGGAAGATCTGAATCACTAGCAACTCTAGCGGATCTTGCACCTGGTTACGATTTGTTTAAGGCATCTAACGAAATTGATGTTTCATTCGTACTTGGTGGTAAATCTGATGATACCGGTAACCTAGGTACATATCTGATATCAAACATTGCAGAATATAGAAAAGATGCAATTGCGTTTATCAGTCCTGCTAAATCAGATGTTGTTGACGAAAGTAAATCTGAAGCTAAACTTGCTAATATAATTGCGTTTAAGAATGGATTACCAAGTTCTTCTTACTCTGTAATTGATTCAGGTTATAAGTACAGATACGACAGATATAACGATGTATATAGATATACTCCACTTAACGGTGATATAGCAGGTCTTGCTTCAAGAGTTGAACCTTTTGAATCTCCAGCTGGTTTCCGTAAGGGTGTTATTAAGAACGTTGTCAGACTTGCCTTTAATCCTAACAAGGCTCAGAGAGATCAACTATATAGCAATGAAGTTAACCCAGTAATGGCTCAATCAGGAAGAGGAGTTGTCCTATTCGGTGATAAGACAGGATTAGGCGGCAACAGTGCTTTTGATAGTATCAATGTTCGAAGATTGTTTATTGCAGTAGAAAAGGCAATTGCCAATGCTGCAGAATCATTCTTGTTTGAATTGAACGACGAGTTTACTCAAGCGCAATTCAAAGGAATCGTTGAACCATTCTTAAGAGACATTCAAGGTAAGCGAGGAATCGTTGATTTCAGAGTTGTTTCTGATACAACAGTTAATACTCCATCAGTAATTGACTCAGGTAAGTTCAGGGCTAATATCTTTATTAAGCCTGCACGTTCAATCAATGTGATTGAGTTAACCTTTGTTGCTACAAGATCGGGTGTTGAGTTCGAAGAAATTGTTGGATCACTAACTTAATAAATAATTTTAAATAAAGGAGAAAAAGAATGGCATTTAATATAAATGAGTTCAAATCCCAGTTAACTGGCGGTGGCGCTCGTAGCAATCTTTTCCAAGTGCAAATCTTAAACCCTGTTGATTCCACAGCTGATTTCAAAGTTCCATTTATGGCAAAGGCTGCTCAGCTACCTGCTAGTACTATTGCGTCAATTGACACAGTTAATTACTTCGGTCGTGCTATTAAGTATGCAGGCGGAAGAACATTTGCTGAATGGACAGTTACAATCATTAACGACGAAGATTTCTTAGTCAGAAATGCAATGGAAGCTTGGATGAATGGTATTGTTTCACATGATACTAACTTGAGTGGTTTGCCACAGGATTATAAATCAAACGCGCTAATTACGCAGTATAGTAAAAGTGGTGACCCATTACGTACTTACAAGTTTGAAGGTTTATTCCCTACTAGTGTTGCTGCGCAAACAATGGATTGGGATACTGATGGGATACAAACATTCGATGTTACGTTTAGCTACGATCTTTGGATGGTAGAGGGTAACACCGGAATTCCTACTAGTTAATTATAATATAGGATGATATTTTGAAAATTTTTGGGTTTGATATAAAGAGGGCTGAGGAGGAGACTACATTACCAGTTAGTTTCGCCGAACCCTCTAATGATGATGGAGCGATTACCGTTGGTAATGCTCTTGGTGGTTGTTATAATACGATATTAGATATGGAAGGTTCCGCTAAAACGGAATCCGACCTTATTACTAAATATCGTTCAATGGCAATGCAGCCTGAAATTAGTCAGGCAGTTGATGACGTTGTGAATGAAGCAATTAGTGTTGATACAAATGATAGAGTTGTTGATATCTCGTTAGGAGAAACAGATCTATCAGATAAGATTAAAAAATCTATCGTAAAGGAATTTGATAACGTACTTGCATTATTTGATTTTACGAATAACTCGTATGACATGTTTCAAAAGTTTTATGTTGATGGAAGATTAAACTATCATATTATAATTGACCCTGAAGATGTTAAGAAGGGTGTAATAGAATTAAGATACGTTGACCCTCGTAAGTTAAAGTTAATACGAGAAGTTGATAAGAAACAAAAAGATCCGCATTCAGGAATATCTGTTAAGAAGATTAAGAATGAGTATTATATGTACTCAGAATCAGGGTTTCAGAATACAAGTACAGGAGCAAGTGGCAGTAGTACAACTGGAATTAAAATATCAAAGGATTCTATTGCTCGAGTTACTTCGGGATTGATGAATGAGAACAATAGTTTAGTTCTATCTCATTTGCATCCAGCAAGTAAAGCTTTAAACCAGTTAAGAATGTTAGAAGATGCTGTTGTAATTTATACATTAACAAGAGCACCGGAAAGAAGAATTTTTTATATAGATGTAGGTAACTTGCCAAAGAACAAGGCAGAGCAATATCTTAGAGATATGATGGCTCGACATAAGAATAAGTTACAGTATAATTCAGATTCAGGACAAATTACTGATTCTAGAAAAATGTTAACAATGACAGAAGATTTTTGGTTTCCTCGTCGTGGTGGAGAAAGATCAACAGAAGTTGATACTCTCGCAGGAGGTTCTGCACCAGGATTGAGCAGTAACGAAAACTTAGAGTATTTTCAACGAAAATTATTTAAAGCGTTGAAAGTACCCTTATCTCGTTTAGAGCCGGAGGCCATGGCAAGCTTTGGTAGAACATCTGAGATTACTCGAGATGAACTGAAGTTTGGTAAATTTATTAGAAGGATCCGTAATCGCTTTTCTTGGATATTCAGTATGGTACTGGAAAAGCAATTGATACTCAAAGGTATTTTAACACCTGAGGAGTTCAACGAAATTAGAAACGATATTCGTTACGACTTTGTTAAGGATAATTACTTTGAAGAGTTGAAGGAAGCTGAGATTTTGAGAGAACGATTAAATACTCTCAGAGATATAACTGATTATACAGGCAAGTATTTCTCTCATCAGTGGATTACGACAAACGTGTTACAAATGACCGAAGAACAAGCTTCAGATATGGAACAACAAATATCTGACGAAAAGGCACTTGGCGGACACGAAGAAGATGATTCTTACTGAATATAAATAAAGTATAGAGTAAATTAAATTAGGGACTAAATATGAAAAATTTTAAAGATCTAGTTTCGGAAGTTGCCCAACCAGTGGCTCCAGAAGAAAAACGATTTAAGGATCAACATACAATCGAGGTAATCCCTCATCCTGTTGCGCCTGATCACGTTTTCAGCGGGGAGATACCTGGTAAAGGAGAGGCTGCAAGACCAGCTGACCAGAAAGGCGATGAAAACTACGATAAGGCTTATAAAAAGAAAACAGCGCAAACACTACCTCAACGCGGTACAGGTGATGGCAAAGATATTGACGACGTAAAGAACGAAGAAAAAGATATCGTTAAGAAATCCATTACTGAAATACTTGGAGTCAATAAAAAGAAAGAAGCCAAGAAAGATGACGACTCAATGGAAGAAAAGGTAACTTGCCCTCAGTGTGAAGGTAAAGGTTGCGACCATTGTGACGGTAATGGTTACCATATAAAAGAAGCTGGTTGTTCAGATAGT